GCTGCGTTAGTGAAAATCCTTGGTGTAGTTCCAGCGGCTTGGATTCGGAGATCGTAGTCATCCGAGTTTGGATTCTTCAAATCCATGTAAACATTTCCAGACCCGCCAACCTCAATGCGAGTATCACCAGTTGGGTTGTTTAAAAGAAGTTCAGTCCCACTAATAGATGAGAATGCCGCCCCACCAGTAGAGTCACGCGATACTATTGAGTTTGGTATATTAGCACTTGTGGATTGAGTAAACTTAATAAACCCATCCGTAATCCTTGGAATATCACCTTCATTTCCAGTAAGGCGTTTTTGACAAAACAATGAATCTTCAACTACAAATGCTTTTGCTGTATTCGTTGATTCAAGTGGTTCACAGAATAATGGATAGTCTGTTTCACATGGAGGTGCTGGAGTGCATGGAGTCATAGGTTTTGTTGCTTACAATGCTTGCCAAGCTGTTCCGTTCCATACAAACATAGTATTCGATGTTGTATTGAAATACAATGCTCCAACAATTAAAGCATTTCCAGAGTTATCAACTGTTGGTGCAGTTGCTTTTGCTCCCAAGTAAACAGTGTTAAATTGAGTAACCTGATCTGCTGCATATTGAGCTATGCGAGCATAGTATGCTGCACGTTCAGCAATTGCGTTCATCGCGTCCTCACTTGGGCCGCACGGGTTACATTTAGAACTTCTGGAATTTCCGCAACTCATAGTTTTATCGTTAACGATAGTTTAGGTTTAGTCAAGATGTTTGTTCCACTAAAAGATATGGAATTGTCTTCTGGTTGTATCTATTCATTTCCGAATAGACGAGATTTATGAACCCATCGTATTGTGGTGGGTAGATCGTTTGACATCCTTCGCTTGAGGTGGATTTATAACTGCCCTTATGGATGTTGATAGCGATGCCCATATCGTCTCCAGTAATGTCTCGCGTAACAGGCAACTCCTCTTTGGCGTTAGCAGGTCGTAACGCTGGGTAGCCACCTCCGGGTTTAGAGATACCATGATTCCCTTTGCGATACCTATGAACGCCCGTCTTGAGAACCGCAATGCCTTTCTTAAAAACTGAAGGATCAGTATTAGCATTGAATGTAGCATGGACTGAAGGAGAGAGCAAAATAATCGCATCATCATAAATTCCCCTTTGATTGCCTGATGGAGCGAATGTTTCAGAGTAATATCCTCTAATTCCAACCAGAGCAACACGATCCTCAATCCCTGCACGGATAACCATTGCGAGGGTCTTTTCTTTCGCTTGCTGCGGTCGAGAGTTCGGAACCATTAGCCTTTACGCACAACATTGATGAGTCCAACAAGGCCGAGTCCCGCGACAAGGATTGCTTCTTGGAGTTCTGGTTCGATCTTCACTCCGACTGCCGTAGCAATCAGAATCAATCCGCGCCATGTGCTATTCTCTGATAGCCGCTGAAGTAGTATATTTACGATTTTCATTTCTTTGTTCCTTTTGGTTCGGGTAGTTCGTATGTTAGCCGCCCGTAGTCTGTCTGTAGGGAAATTCCAAGTGTTGTGCAACCAGTCAAAAATGCCATTGCAAGAAAAGCGAATGATATCAGAATCATTCCAAGTGCAATTTTTTTAGCGTTCATTGTTACGAATTTTTTTAAACATATAAACTATCGTCATAATACCTGCAACAAGCGAAACAAGCAATCCGCCGACACGCAAGGTAGTTTCGATATGCGGCATCATACTGACCATGAACCCAGTAAAGCTCGTTGTCGTTCCCAAAATTCCTGTGAGTGTAGCGTTATCGTTCATTATTCTGGTTTCTGTTGTAGTGTTTGATAATCAATTTCAGATTCTAATTTTGCAATCGTGCCTTCTGATGGTTTCCATGTTTCTGTATTGCCATCCCAAAGGATAGTATTTTCCAACCATCCACCATCTTCGTTTAAAATAACATATCGTTCGACCATAATTAAAAATAGGTTGTAATGATTGCTAAACCATCTGCTCCTGTTCCACCTGCGCCAGAGGTTGCTCCAGTTTCAGTTGCGCCTCCACCACCTCCACCGCCAGCAGGAAATCCACCATTTCCACCATCACCACCAGAAACAGCAAGTCCACCACCACCACCACCACCACCAGAACCAACTGCAAAAAGACCTGTTGATGCTAATGTATTATTTGTTCCAGCACCTCCGGGGAGTCCAGTATTTGCACCACCTGCGCTACCACCAGAAAAATTTAATACATTCGATCTTCCCCCAGTTCCAGCATTAAACGCAACACTTGGAATAGCATTTGATATTCCACCACCTGCGCCACCGCCCGCGCCACCAAATTGTGTTGTGGCAGTTGCTTGCGATGGTGCGCCAGCACCAGCGTTTGCTGTAATAGAAATAGTTCCACCAGAATTTGAATTTAATGCGGCAGAGGCTTGAGTTGCAGCAGTTGCACTCCCTCCACCTCCTCCATTGCCGCCTTGACAAACTATAGAATTAAATGTGGTGTTTCCTCCTGATGAGGCTGTTATGCCATTGTTAATTGTAGTTCTACCTGCTCCTCCCGCGCTTCCTGCGCCAATTGTTACAGATTCAGTAGCTCCTAAAACGCTTGCAGGAAATGTAATATTTAAATAACTACCTCCACCACCACCCGCTCCACCAGATTTTGATGTAGCTGCCGCGCTATCTTTTCGTCCACTTCCTCCACCGCCACCCGCTCCAAAAAGTTGGATGTTTACGGATTTAGCGTTTGCTGGTTTTGTCCAAGTTCCGCTTGCTGTAAAAATTTGGACATCAGAAGTTGCCATTCCTCCAGTTGCACCAGTAGCTCCTGTAGAACCCTGTTCACCAGCAATTTCAATATTCCAAGAATTGTAAACTCCAGAACCAGATGTCAAATCTGAAGTAATTCCAAGTAAATTTCCAGAATAAAAAATTACTACTCCTTCCATCCAATTCGCAGAATTAAGTGTAGCTATTATTCTTACTCTTGATCCAAGAGTAAAAGCTGAATCCGTGTCAGTTTTGCTTACTGTAAATGATTTATTTCCAGTTCCGATTGTCACTCCACTTGTTGATGTTAGCAAATATCCAATACCCGTTGCACCAGTGCTGCCTTGCAGTCCTGTAGCACCCGTTGATCCAGTAGCACCTGTGGCTCCGCTCGCCCCAATAGCTTTCTTCGCCAAGCAAGCGGAATTCGCCGCGCTCTCTGCGCTTTCTTTTGCAGACCTTGCGTATGACGCTACTATAATAGTTTCGTTGCAACAACTCATAGTGATTTATCGTTTACGATAATGTAATTCCAAGTTCTTGATATGCCTCAATTACAGTTTCGTTGAATGTAAATGGCGCAGTTCCCCAGTTTTCTTTGGGTTGAGCATTCTGCACATACTCACCAAGGACAGTATTTGTCCACGATTTAACTGCGTTTAACTTTACAGATGCTTTGCCTGCTGCGGATAGAGCGGCGTAGAGGTCTAAAAGTGTTACAAGCTGGGTAGCTCCATATCCTTCTTTAGTTAACCATTGCTCTGCGGTGTAAGTTGGAGGAGGTGGGATGATCCATTGTCCACTGTCCCACACGGCATCTGGTGATGGTTTTGCAGGCGCGAGAATCCACTCTTGGAGCTTGGGGTTATTGACCTCTACCCAAGTATCAATGAGGCTTTGCGGCAAATCGCGGAGGTCGGAAGGATTGGTTTTGTTGTAATAGTTAGGCATATACTCTTGGGTGGTTGGCTACTGTTGTGTTGGTGTCTGTTAGCGACATTCCGCGAGAAAAATCTTGGATGTTGCGAATAAGTGGGGTGTAATAAACAAGAGATTGAGGTCTTACTTTGTCGCAGGACATTCCTTTTGATAACGATACAATCTCGCTATCAGTTAGACTTGCCTGCCACATGCCAAGTTCCGCAAACCCGCCATCGCTCCAAACATTGCTCAATACATCTCTCCCTATTCTTAAATCTTCATTGTTTACATTGTTGCTTGTAGTTGAAGGTATTGTTCCAAAAAAACCTAAACTTTGATTTGCTCCGTTGACATACCCTTTAAGCCTGTTTGAATTGCCTGTCAGTGAACCATTGAAAACCATTGCAACATGGTTCCATCCAGTTATGTTTGGCATAAAAGCGCCGACAGAATTTGATGCGTTTGATAGAACAAAATAAAGATTATTATCTGGATTGTAACTTATACATGTTCGATGATTTAAGTCGGA